TAATTTCTATCATAGCACTACAATCAAATTTAACATTAGTGGTAGGTGTGCCAGTATATCTTAAACGTCCATCTGCATTCATATCAAATTCATTAGCAGTAGGAGCTGTGCTTAAAGTAAACGTACCACCTGTAGTCACTTCAACCATGTTGGTTAAAGAAGTAGGAGTTACATTTGCTTGTCCTGAAATCGTTGTTGATCCAGCTGTGCTTAAATATATGCTTCCTTGTTTAACCTGACAAGTCTCAATAAGATCACGCAAGTCCTGAGGTGTAATAGAACCAGCTGCTTGACCATCTTGAAACAAGTTAGTAACTAAAGCACTTACGGTTCTACTTGTATCAGTCATTGTATCCTCAAATAAAAAGCAAGGAGCCTAAGTTTCCTTAGACTCCTCCTAGATTAACTCTCAGTAACAGTAGTTCCACTACCACTACCTTGTATCATAATATTAAATCCACCAGTACAGGCTGTAGACCCACTTGCAGATTTAGCAGCTAAACGTACAATAGATTTAGCTGGACAAACAAAAGGTACATTACCAGGAAATGAAAAGAATCCCGGTACTACTTGTGAAGTTGTAGCAATGTCATTGTCTGGTTCAGACACATACATTTCCGCTACAGTATCCCAAGTTTCTGAACTAGCTACACCCTGAAGCCCATGTCGAGCAATCTGAAGAGCAAAGTATGCTCCACCAGCAGACGTAGCTACAGCGGTTACGTTCCCCCAAAAGCCATGAACATATCCCGTATGTCCAGCTGGTATTTTCCACCAGCAATTATGAATACCATAGTCTCCTGCTTCTATGAGAGCCATGTTATTTCCAGCAGCATCATTGGAGAAAGTTAGCGTTCCAGCAGCAGCCAAACCAGAACCAGCAGCTGTGATGTACGCTTCGTTAACAAAAGTCCAATCTGTATCACCCTGCTCAACAATACCTGTGCCATTCAAAGTCATGTTAGCTTCTTTAATATTAAAAGAAGTATCCAATCCTTTGACCTTTACAGTATGAGCACCAGTTCCAGCAGGAGCACCATCGTCAGCAGCATCACCACCGACAACTTCTATACCATCTCCAGCTGTACCTAGCTGAGTAATGTCAGCATTGAGGTTTGTCATTAACTCATAAGATGTACCAACGGTAGCGTTATCAGCATACACCGTATGCAATGATACATTAGTAACTGTTTGAGCAGCGACCGCTAAAGGATCAGCTACAGCAGCAATATCAACCATAATCTGTCTCCTTTAATTTATGAGGTTTTAAATTCAACACAACCTTCAGGACGGATAAATCCGTGTCCCATTGCATACTTAGCTACAATGATCCAACCCTGATTCTTAATGCTGTATTCAGTTTCAACTGCAAGGTTCAACAACTTAACAGTAGCTACAGATGACTTGTGCATAACGAGTGCTTTAGTCGTACTGAAATTACCATCATGTGCTGTCACTTGAGCTGAACTAATGTTACTAATAGGTAGGTTATTAGTCTTCACAATGTGAACACCAGCTACCTTCATTACTTCACCTTCTGCATAGACTCCTCTTCCACCCCAATCACGATTGATAAGGTCAGTAGTCTCAGCCATGAGATAATACTGAGCAGGTCTTACATACATATACCTATCACTCTCAGGTACATTGTTCTCATCTAGTTGTTCAGCAGCATCAAACAGACCACTACCTAACGTAGCACCAGACGTACCATAAGAAGCATTAGTAAGTACAGAACCACCATTACCACCACTAACCAACGTAGCTGAACGTGCTCCTAGTACTCCCTGTTGCATAACATTTTGATCCCATTGCGTACCCAAGGCAATACCAGCTTCCTTAGCATAAATAGAACGTACCTCAAAGTGAGACATAGCCTCATCAAGGTTGTTCACAAAGTGATCAGCAATGAGCAGACCATCAATAGAGATGACCTTCTCATTTTTGTGGATGATCGTACCATCCAATTCAATACCAGTGGTTCCCGTATCACCTGAGCCATTGATGTAAGCATATTCAGTAGCAGCAGTTTTCCATACTAGAGGAAACTGTGCAGAGATACCCGAACTAATAGATCGGATAACGTGCTTGTCCATCGTGACTGAGGCTTGCTCAAAAGCAGTCAATACTTCACCCGCATATACTTTAAGAAATAATGCAGAGGAATCACCAGTAGAATTTGCTTGACCTGTCCGTGTCATAGTAAGGACGGGTGCAGTAGTATTCGTAACTGACATACTGTTCTCCTAGTTTTAATTAATAAAAAGTATCTAACATAATGAGCTATACTTTTCTCTAACTTTCAACTAAAAGTTATCAACCGCAGCTGGCTTTTGTTTACTTGTTTAAATACTTTATAGCAGTACTACCTATAATCTCCCTTGAGAGAAGATATCTGATTGTTCTAATTTATTAAGTACGTCCTGCCTATAAGCAGTATCATACTCATACCTTGGGTCTTTCATAGCAGCAGTTACTTCAGCATTAGACCTAAAGACATCACCTGAACCCTCAGGTTCAGCTTGAGTGCCTCCATAAGTCTTGCCTTCACTACCAGCTGTGTTGGTATAATCAGAACGTAAACCTTTAGCTGCCATGATAGCAGTATTAACATCACCACTATTTACAGCTCTATCGTAAGCTTGTATTTGATCTTGGTTATAGTTAGCCTTAGCCCATTCAACCATGTTGCTATACTCAGCATCACCACCTACAGAAGCTTTAACATTGTTACCTATTTGTTCACCCAATGCTTTGACTCCTGCAATGTATGTATCAGCATACTCTCTACTGATACCTGCATCTTCTAGTTGTTTATAACTGTTATCTGTTAAAGAACCAGTAGACATATATTCCTGTTGTAAAGCAGCCATATCAAATGCACCTTCTGCTACTTCAGGAGTCTGAGGTATACTAAGGTCTGACTCTACAGCTTCTATTTCTGGCTGTGCAGGTTGACCTAATTTCTTTTCTAGTTCTTGATAGCTCTGCATAAGTTTGTCATAGTCACCACCAAACTTATCTTGAGGTTCCATTCCTGGTGGAGTAATTTCTTTCTCTTCCACCAAGTCCATCATCTCTTGATTGTGTGCTTCTTCAGCACTTACATCTACTTGCTCACTATCAACCGTCAGTTGGTTTGCCATATCGTTCTCCATAAGTTTCTTTAATTGTCCCATTGCGTAGTTGTATCTTAGTGTACGTTGATGGGAGAGAACCATGTGTTCTAACTTCAGGCTTTTGCTCTAATACTTTACTAACTACTTCAACATCCTTTAGCTCTGCCTTACTTGTAACAGACCTAGCTATTTTATCTTTTTCTTTAACTTGCTCTTTCTTATTTGTATCTTTAATTCTGCTCACCTTGTTGTGCTCCTTGTCTAATCATTTCACCACCCTGTGTAACAGCATTGGGTGTAGCAGCTTTCATCATCTCTGCTTGTTGTTGTGCTTGTTGGGCTTGTTGTCTCTCTTGTTGTACTTGTTCCTCACTCTTAATGAGTCCCTTCATGTCTATACCAAAGCCTACTCCTAGACGTTTAAGTACGTCACTAGCATTAGTATATCCTAGTACAGCTTCTGGCCCTAAGATTTGTGTAGCAGTCTGAAGAAAAGTAGCTAACTTGTTAGCATCATTACCTCTACCTAGTGCTTCAAACCCAGTGATAATCACAGGTTCTACTGTGCCTTCAGGCAACTTAGGTAACTTCTTCTCTCTTTCTAGTACTGCTATAATTCTTTTGACTAGTGGTAACTGAAGTTCATGTGAAAGAAGACTATAGATACCACCTAAGCTAGTCTCTAGTTCATTAGCTAGAAACCTAATCTCTTCAGCGGTTACTCTCTCAGCATCCCTTTGTACACTTTGGTTTAACAAGAAGGCAGCAGCTAGTCTACGCTCTACACCTTCCATTGTCTCTCTTGCTACTCTGAAATCACTGAACTTCTCTACTTGTACTACAGTGACATCATCTTTATTACCTTGTCTAACAGCTAGGTTAGGTGCGTTACTTATAGTACGCATCTTAGTTGTACCATTAGGTTTAACTAAGAACAACACCTTAGCAGCAGCAGCTGTACCCTCAATGATAGCTTTGCTTAATCCTTCTACTGTCTTAAGATCACCTAAGTACTCCTCTACAAAACCACGTCCATAGTCCTCACCATCAATAGCATTATACCTTAAGGCTAACCAAGGTGTCTTATCTAAAGGATACTCAGATTCTGTATCAGGAATTCTCTTATCGTTTACTTCTTGTCTTACTTTTATCTTGTCACCTACACGTCTAACTGAAGTGTATAGACTTAATTCTTTTTCATTACCATCAGCAGAAGTACCAGTTTCTTTAGGTGGAGCTGAGTTAAACAAGTCTTTATACAACTCTCTACTCATTTGTTCTTTGACTATGACCTCTAGTACAACCCCTTGAGGATCACGTCTAACTACATACTGATCTAAATGAAATACTCTTATAGCATTGTTCTTATCAGCATGAAGTAAAGCATTACCTGTGATAAGTAGGTGACGTATACACTCATTGAGTGGTACACGCATAGCTTTACCTTCTATCTCATCCATCACAGCTCTCTCCATAGAGTTCAGTCCTTCCTCTACTGGAGCACGTTGAGCTTCTAGTTCTTCTAGTGTGAAGTCATCTATTTGAAACTTAAAAAATGGAGAATTCGGTGGGAACAAAGTCAATAATAATTTTGCTGTTAAATTATTTATGCCTCTTGCTCCTACCCCTTGGTATGGAGTAGGTAATGTTTGATTGTATGTAGCATTTCTAGGAAGAATAAAAGGTAAAGTTAATTCAGCTGCATCCCAAGCTTCCTCCAAGAAACACTGTCTGTATACAGCTAAGTCACTGTATCTTTTACTTAAAGCTGTCTCTTGTGTCATGCGAATTGAAGTCCTGTGGATGCAAAAGCAGAAGTGTCAATACTAAGATCACCTACGTCTGCTTGAGATAGTTTACGTTGCTTACTTCTACTGATAGCTTCAGCTAAAGAAGCAGTAGCTTGTCTGCCACCACTACCTGTGGTAGCTATTTGTTGGCTATTGAATTGCTGTACTTGAGCTGTTTGTTGTGGTGCTTGATATGTTGGTAACTCTGGTGGAGCAAATAAAGCACCAGTTATAGCTGACCCTACTCCTCCTAATACTGCACCACCTACTATTCCTGCTGCTGTACCACCAGCTGCACCTAAACCAATACCTACTGCTTGAGTTGCTAGTGCTGTAGTTGAAAGTGTAGTAGTAGTAGCAGCCGTTAAAGTTGCTGGAGCTGCTAGACCACCAGTAGCTGCACCAATAGCTACAGCTAGACCTATATCAAGGTATCTATTACCTGTGGATACACACATAGTCTAACCTATATTCAATCCAGTAGGCCCACTAGCACCAGAAGTCCTGAACCTCGACTTACCTGTAGCTCTCCTTGCTGTCCTAGTCTTAGCTTTAGTAGTTGCTTTCTCTGAAGGACTCTTAGCAGAAGCCGATACAGTAGCAATAGGAGCTGGAGGACTAGGGGGTGGGGGAGGAGGAGGTGGTGGAGGGGGAGGTGGGGGTGGTGGAGGTATTCTTGGTGCTCCCCCACACATAAGGACTGACAATAGGTGTAACACAATGTTCTCCTAACTTGTATTTATATTAATTTGTTCTGTATTCTTAAACTGATCTTCTCTTAATTCTTCTTGCTTATCTTTTAACCAGTGCAATACTTTAAGTTGACCTTTAAGTTCACAAGTTTGTTCCCAAGTATCACAACTATATACTAAATGTGAACCAAAGTTATTTTCTAGTAGCCTAAGTAGACCATTTGTTATTACAATATCATTCTCAATATCCATGAAAGGCTCTCCTAAAGACCCGATATTATCTGAACAGTGTTCAGATTTTATTTAGTAGGACAAACACCAGTAACACACTCATCATTTTCTATCTCATGTGAACTACCAGTATCACTAAAGTCTACATCATTTAACTGTGAGACATACTCATTGTATGCTTCTTCTGTTACTACTTCTTGTGGTAGGTACGAATAGACGGTATTAGTAACGGGAAGAAAGCTAACACCAACGTAGCTAGACCAATTAGCCTTAAGCCAATCTCTAATAGCAGGGATTTCATCCTCTTTATAATAAACAGAAATCGAGCAGTTCTGTTCAACGTAAGAATCCATGAGTAACTTGTAGCGTTCCAGCTGTTCAATAGCCGTCTCGTCATTAACATACTTGTCTCCTTCTTTAGTAAATCTTATGTTCTCCCAAGATACAGGAAAGGTAACAATAGCATTGTGTTCATCAATAGGATTAGTCACCACATGATACCCTGCTTCTCTGAGCTTAGGTAGAATAGGATCATTCACAGAGAAGTTAACATTGTTAAAGATATACTTACCGATAGGCTTATGGCATCCCTCAGTAGTATCCATGATCTTACTCAATGTACCACTAGGTTTAATAGTAGTGACATTCTTAGGACGTTGAGTACCTAACTCATCTGCCATTGAGTATGCACCATGTACTGCTATGTTTCTAAATCTCTTATAGTCGTATTCATTAAGGTCTTCTCTAGTGGTGATTCCTGTAAGACCAACTCCACAGAGTCTGAGATATTCGTTGTTCTCATGCCATGTTCTCTGTAAGATTCCATCATCAAGATTGACAAGCGTTTGCCTATAGTTAGCCCTAGCTGTGACATAGAGTGCTCTATCAAGTCCTCCGTTGTCATCTCTGAACTTGCCAATATCCACTTCGGTAAGGTTACAGAAAGCTTTATTTCCAAGGAGGATTTCTGCACAGGGATTGACTCCTGAAAACCAAGGTGCTCTTCGTCTTGCTTCCTGTCCATTGATGATTCCTGGTTCTGAACCTCCGCTTTCTTTAATGATTTCAAAGACTTGTCCCAATTGTGCATCAGTAGGTTCCTTCCAAAAGACTACACTATTATTAGATTGAGAACGGTGAGGAGAAGTAGCAAGATTATCTTTAGCTCTAGCAAACTGCTCCCACTCTGGAGTATCATGATAAACCAAAGCTATCTCTGCTGACCTACGAGAGGATAGCACCGTACCTAACCAGTTCATGACATCTAGTATGTCCATCTTACTTAACAACTGTCCAGACTTCTTGTTAAGAATATGTGTTATAGCTGTGAAGGCTTTGGACAAGGGGCCATCACCTGATGATATCCAACCGTACCCTGCTAACCTTTGTCCTGCTGGTCTGAGCTGTGTGAGATCGAGAACGAGCTTTGTAGCTTTCCCTTTGTAAGCCAGAAGCTTACCGATACTTTTTGCCCATGCTTCAGCGGAGTCTCCAATTGTAATACTCCAAGTCCTGGTATCGGCATCGAAAGATTCTTTGTTTCCTTCATGTCCTCCTTTCTTGGTTCTCTTACTTCTAAGGACTTCAATGGTGGTAATGGGTGACGTAAATCCACTAAGTGTTCCGACAACTGGTGTAAAGCCGACTCCACAACCTTGTAACAGGAGCCACAAAGAGTCCACAACGTCATGAATAGTCTCCACTTTAAGATGAGCACAATTAAACTGACTAGCTTCCCTCTTCTTAGCTACATCAGTTCCCCCTAACCACAGTGTCCTACCTGATACCATGACCTTACGGTCTAGCATCAACTGTCTTAATTCTTCTAACTCATATAGGTTAACTCCAGTATCAGATGTAAGAGAACGTAACCATAACCACTTCTGATGTTGTATTACTCTGTCTACAGTTTCTTCCCACGTCTCATAGCCTGTTTCAGTAGGTCTATTGTAGGTACGTCTTGTTATTACTTGTGCTCTTACAGATGGTTTGGTCAATTAATTAATCCCTCCAGTATCGGAGGCTCATAGTTCAATCCCTTCTGGACTTTACCATTAGCGTCCTTTATTAGTGGTAGCTTACTCATGTTAGACTTATGAACCAGCTCAAATGCTTTATCAAAGTCCATCCCAAATGATACTGCCATACCCTTAATCACATACACAACGTCACACATTTCTTTTAGTAAGTCTTGCATCATAACATGACGTTCTTCTGTGTGCAAATTAGTTTCAATATCAAGAGCTGCACTTGCCAGTTCTTGTATCTCTTCAAAGAGGAGCCTTAATCTAAAGTCCATTAACTCTTTGCTGTAAGGTTGGTCAATGGCTAACTCCATCTTCTCATGAAACTCTCTAACTCTTTTCATTATAGTAAAACTCCTTCATCATCTCAATACATTTTATTGCTTTGTTTAAATCCTCAACACCATTCTTATCACGATGTCGTACTACATATTTAACTACCGAACCTACGTCCATCCCTAATTGATTCTCTATAATAAATGTCCAAGGATCAATCTTATATTTGGCATAATAACTAGGACGTATGTTAGTACTACCACCTTTCCACTGATCATTCAACTCTTGACTCTTACAGTATGCCATGTGATCTTCCTTGTCTTGTCCACATTCATCACAATACATCATACTCTTGACGGCTCCCATAGTATCACCTCCTCAGTTTTAAAGTCATAGTCATCAGCTCGTAATATCTTAGCTACCCTTGCTTGTACTAGTGCATCCTCTTCTGTGAGATCAGCTTTATGAAAAGCTGTAAGCACACTGTCCCAAGTAGGAGTCTTAAGTATTTCTACTGCTTTCTTAGGCCCAATACCAGGACACCCTTTATAGTTATCAGTATTGTCTCCAACCAGTGTCTGATACAAGTGCATATAATCTGCAAGAGATTCAGTCACAGTCTCAATCACTTCAGTGTCCATGTTAAAGTATTCACATGGTATTGTCAACATATCTTTATCAATGCTAACAATCACATTCCTAGAGTGGCTACCATCAGTAGCTAGTATACCTAACCCATCATCAGCTTCACACTCATGAAGAGTAAAAGTAGTATGAGTTTCTTTAAGGTACTCCACTAGAGAATTGTATCCTAGTGGTTTCTTTGTAGCTTTTCTGTTACCTTTATAATCCGCTAAAATTTTGTGCCTAAAATATTTTGACCCTCTAGGAGAGAAGCATATAATAAAATTAGATATGCCTATCTTCTCCTGCCAGTACCTTATGCTACTATCTGCTTGAGCTTTAAGCTCTGCTAAATTAGTAGCTGTAGTGACGATACCATCAGGCCATTCTACCTCATTCTGTACAGCCCAACAAGTTCTGTATGTAAGTATGTCTCCGTCTATTAATAGCCTTGAAGTCTTCATCTACGTCTCCCATGTCAGCGTGTGTTTGAGCATGACAATTTTCACACAAATACACACATTTTAATAATTCTTTAAACAACGGTAATTTATCTTTATGCCCTGCTTGTCGTGTGATATTAAATTTTTTAGTCTCTGGTATTATATGATGAAAACAGAAAGTTCTGTCTTCATTAATTAAGCCACACTTTTGACAAGTAAAATTAAATAACCAACCTAAAAAACTAGTTCTCACTTTATGATGATATTTTGAATATGGGCCTAGATCACTTCGATCAACTGATTGATATGGATTACTTTTCTGTAATACTGTGTTCATTTGTTTCATAAATACTACCAAATCTTCTAAAGTCTTAATGTGTTTCAGCCCAAGTTTTTCCAATATGGCTAGTTGCGGAAAGTGGGCAGCCAAATTCAAAGTATTGTCCTGCTCTGTGAATAGACTCAGCTGCGTGTGATGCGATTTCTTCTGCATACTCTTCTTTGACCTCTATTTGAAACTCATCATGAATGTTGGCTACAAACTCATAGTCACCTTCTTGGTATTGCATCTTCAGACGTTCATCTAGTAAGATTAAAGCTTTCTTCATGAGTATAGCTCCTGCACTTTGTAACAATGTATTTAAAGCAGAGTGTTCTGAACGTATGTGTAGTTTCCTACCGTCAAGACCAATGAGATGCCCACGTCTCCTGAATACTTGCTTAACCTTTTCGGTAAGTTCCATAAGACCGCTGACTCCAGATAACAGGGCAGTTCTTCCCTGTTTGCCTCTCTTTGCACCACCCCCAAGAATTTTACCAAGCTTTTGATCTCCTGCCCCGTAAATGAAAGCGTAGAAAAAAGTCTTTGCAATATCTCTTGATGATAGTCCAAGTGCATCTCTATTGAGGGAGTGAACGTCACTGCCGTTGTCTTTAATACCATCGACTGCTGCTTTGGCATATATACCTCCATCATATTTTTTAAGGTATCCTGCTAGTGCTCTAAGTTCTAAACCATCAGCATCACAACCAACCAATATACGATTCGTACTAGCTCTAAACAAACTACGACACTCAGTACCATACGGACTGTATGCTGCAGGGACTTGTGCCACATTAGGACTGCTATGAGTACAACGCCCAGTGACTGCCCCATTTGTATTAACTGATCCGTATATTCTGCCATTACGTTCAAGTTTAAGCCAAGCATGGTTTCCCTCCGCTAATTGTGAGATACGTTTAGAGATTAAGAAGTGCTCTTTTAGCTCCTGACAATTAGGTAACTGTAGCTTACCTAACACAGCCTCATCTATCTTAGGTTTTCCACCAGAAGTAAACTCTGTGGGCTTCCATCCTTGCTTCATTAAGCACCTAGAAATATGATCCCTGGAGTTAGGATTAAACTCTACTTGTTTAATCTTATTATACACAGCTCCTTTACTAGTGCCTCGTTTCTTACTACTAACTTTAGGAGTTACTTCTCCCTCAGAGACAAACCAAGTACCATAACTTTCTCTAAGAGCAGTACCTAGTTTCTCTTGACGTTTAAGTAGACTCACATAAAGTTCTTTACCTTTGTCTACATCAAAAGCATAGCCATGTTCTACCTGTCTCTGTATGATCTGTGCAAACTTATGTTCTAAGTCGATAGCATCCTCAGAGTATTCAAGTATATCAAAGTGATACTTAAGATGGGCAGATACACTAACATCCTGTATACAATAGTCTGCCATCTCAGGAGTAAACTTACTCCATATATCACCCTCTACTGTACCTAATGCTTTCTTCAATACACCTATTCTTTGACCCCAAGCTTTTAAACTATGAGAACCATAGAGCTTATTGTCAATACTACGTTCCTTAGCATCTACTTCATACAGATTAGTATGGCACAACCTAGAAAGTAAAAGAGTATCAATGATCTCTGTGTGCTTACTAGGTGTCCACCCTAATATCTTCTTCAATACTGGTAGATCATACCCAATAATGTTATGTCCAGTAATAGACTTAGCAGCACTCATGATCTCTAGTGCATCCTCAAAACAATCATAAGGTTCTTGATTAGCAAAGACCTGTCCTGCTTGGGCTTCGACTACAGACATACCAATACAATGTATCTTGGTGACGTTAGGAAGTAATCCGTCTGTCTCTATGTCTACTATCAAGTCTAAGCTCATGGTCTCTCCTGAAAGATACTTCGTTTAGGATAAACTTTGTCTTCTAATTTAGAAATCCTGTGATTCATGTCCAGCATTATGTCCTTCAATCTTTGTATTTCCACACTCTCTAAGTCTTCCTGTGTTGGTGTCGTAGAAGAGGCTTCCTGCAAGTCCCGTAGATGACCCTTTATATCTTGCCTTAAGTACTCTAATAGAGGTCTCACCGTCCGACTGCTGGTTTCTCTCAAGTCCAATGACGAAATCACTGAGTTGAGCAATACTTCCTGACCCTCTAAGATCGCTGAGATTGACTTGTTTTCCATCTTCATGTCCCTTCCCTTGTTGAGGTCTTTTTAAATGTGACACAACAAACATACCAATATTAAGTTCTTCTACTAGTGACCTAAGTTGTGTCATTATATTATCTATTAATCTTCTTTCATCTCCACCTTCAATTCCGCTGACCATAATACTGAGATGGTCAAGAACAATCCAAGAAACATTGCAGGAGTGAACGAGATAACGGATACGACTAGCCAAAATGTCAGCATCTAAACTCCCCCAATGATCATACAGATATAATCTGTTATCTGCAAATACTTTCTCCCATATATGTCTACGAAACTCTTCATCTAAGTCCTTTTCTAAGTGTAACATCATGTTAGCTTCGATAGACATGAAATCTATTGCAGCTTGTCTAACAGACTCCTCCAAAGCAATATAGCCGACAGTCTCACCCTTACTGAGAAGATAAGAAGCGATTTCTTTAACAGCTGTAGATTTACCTGCACCCGTTCCCGCACAGAATGTAACAATTTCACCTTTTCTAGCTCCTAAAGTTTTGTCATTAAGTCCTTGCCAAGGATACTCATGATCACTAGCTGACATAGGACAATTAACCAAGTCCCATGTATCAGCTCCTGCTATAATACCATCTGGTCTATGTACTCTAGCTCTCCAGATAGCATCAACTACTGCTGATCCTCCCTCTTCACAGAGTAAGTCACTCGCATCCTTCTTTCCCAATCTAGCAATCTTACATCTTCCTGGTGGGAATAGTTCAGCCACTTCTGTAGCTGCTTTCTGCCCTGACTTATCCATGTCAAACATAAGAATCGTTTCATCAAAGCCAAGTAACCACTCCAAATTTTTTGCCACCACTTTTTTAGCAGACTTGTCACCACTAGGAATGGAGACCACAGGCCACTTACAGCTTTGAGCTTCTGCAATACTAAGTGCATCTAATTCTCCTGTAGATATACATATCTTCTTACCACTGCTCCATAAGTGCTTACCCCAAAGATCAGAGCAGTCACCTATAGTCCTAAACTCTTTACCTTTAAGTCTAATCTTCTGTCCTACAACGGCTCCATCTTGTATAAATGCTGCAAGGTGTGCTGACTTTCCTTCGTATTTTCCAATTTTGTACCCGAACTTCCTACAAGTAGATTCCGATATTTTTCTCTTTGAAATCTCCTTGAACTCTCCTCCAATTGGAGTGAAAGCCCCCTTATTCTTTGCTGACTTGTTTCTAGCAATGACAGTAGAACCACTATTACTATGCTCATAATGATCACAGTCAATACTAAAACAGAATGCGTGTCCATCATCGTACCTCGCTAAATTATCTTTAGATCCACAGGAAGGACATGGTTCATGCCTCAGGCAGACACTCTCTGATCCAATCGTCTGGTATGCTTCCCTTGGAAAAGCTAAATCCATGTTTTTCGCACCATTCTCCATACGTTGTCTTGGCTCCCTTATATAGTTTTTGATTCGGGTTAGTAAAGACAAACCTTATATCCAACTGAGGGTGTTGCTCCTTGAGCAGAAGGTGTTTAGTCCTGTCTGACCCAAGGAACCTACCCTTAGTTTCTACATAAAACTTAACTGCCTGACCTTTTACTATAAAATCAGGAGTATAAGTTCTTTGTCTAGGAGTATATGGGATACGTTCTGACTCATACTCCCACCTAACCTTAGCAGAATTAAGCTGTGCTCCTACTGAGGCTTCAAGTCCAGAACGATATCCCTCTACCATACCCCTATGCAACTGAGTACTAGAAATCTTCTTCATCTTCATCTACTGATTCCTCTGCTTCTTTAAATTCATCTTTAGGTGCTACATAACTACCCTTCTCTTCACCCCAATC